CTCGAGTTCGTTGAACGAACAAACGTCCGAACAATGAAGCACAGTTCCGCAAACGTAACCTCAACTCATTGGCATAAACAATTGAGAAGAAAAGCGCATTGTCAACCCGATTGAATCGCACAAAGTTATTACAGAAAAGGCGTAAGCCTCTGTAGAATGTGCTTTCATCTTCAGGTTCAAAAACGTAATTCAATCTTAGCATCCAACAAGCATAACGCAAAGGTGGAGCTACAGACAAGCGGTAAAGCAAAATGGTCCCAAGTAACCACTGTGAGAAAAAAAGGCAAAAGTAGTGCACAACCTAAATATGGAACAAACTTGGCGTTTTTAGCCAACCCCTGAACATCGATATTTGGTGGGCAGGTACAAAAAGCTTCATGAACTCCACATCGGGTGCAGGCACCTCCGGTTCGCAATCTTTCCGTGAACGAGCTTCCACTCATCTGTTGCCGAAAATGGACTAAACTGGCTTCATGGAACCAAGCCAACATCTCCGCAGTAGTTGCATTAGTGAGGATTGGGTCGTAAGAAATACGATCTCGTCCATCAACTGTCTGAATAACTGTAGCTTCCACGTCAAAGGTCCATAAATCCAAATGACCAGCTGCACGCAATCCATCAAGTGTGTGACCGTTCGCAAACTCAGGTTTCACTTTTGGAGTAATAACAAATGGAAACCGTCGTAAAACGGCCCCTGGACTCCGCACAGCATGGTGTGAGTTCAAGTCACGATTGTTGGATGTAGCTAAGACAAAAAGAGGTGAGACATAACGTTTCCCTTTATCTTCAACAGCTGCCATATTTGGGAAAAACATTGCATTGTTTACAACTTGAACAATCTCATTAATCTCCATTGCAAACTCAGGTACTTTAGGATTAGTTTGGCCTAGATCATCATAAAAAATTCCCCAATAGGAATTCATATAACAAGACCAATACTCCTCCTTTAAAGTTCGAGTGTAAATGCCATTTGTCGGTAAATCATTACCATTACCAGTAATTGCTCGAATAGGATTTGTTAGCCGAAATTGAGAAAACAGTAACTCCGAAACAGATGTCTTCCCAATCTTAGGCGGTCCATACAATAAAACTGAAAATGGTGCATGCCGAGTTGAACAAGATCGAATCAAAGTATTCAAATCCAGAGCCTTT